CCTCAGTTGGGTCTATATCCTGCGGAATAAAAGAAGAAATCTTCTGATTTACCCCGCGACTGGCGAGGGCTTCTTTGATTGCTCGTTCTCTTTGCGCTTTATTTAAAGATTCAAAGTTAGCTTTAAGTTCTGCCAACTCTTTATCTTTTTGCTTATTAGCCTTGCGTAGTTGTTTAACGAGATCATTGCTTAACGACTCAACACTGTTGTCAGTATCGTCATCATCCTCGTAGTCATAGTTGGACATAGTCCATCTCCCATTCGTTGTAGTTGTCGTAGACCTCATACGGTTTGGGGATCTCCGTATGGCTTCTACTACCGGTTTTGGTGTCTCTCCATCAGACCGGTGTTCCTGATGGTAGGCCTAGTTAGTAAGAGCCAGCTCTATTTTGGCTCAGTGCTCCGCTTGTAACTCCAGTTTTTCCACCAAAGGTGGATTTCTCTAATCCAATAAGTTTTTTACGTTCCCTTGCTGCTTCTGTACCACCTTCAAGATTAAATACTTCTTGCTCAGCAACTTGTTGATTATACGGAGATTGTTGATAAATACCAGATAGTTGTCTACCTCGCTCTAGCCCACTAGCAATATTGCTATAACCTTGACGGGCAATATCGCCAGTAATTCCATATCCAGCTAGTTGCTCTGCTCTTGTTAGATCTGTAGAAAGACCAGCGCCAATTGCTGCACCACCAATTTCTGCTGCAGTTACCTTACGTTTAATATCTTGTAATCCCTTTTCTGGATCAAGAACATAACCAAGAATATCATCATCTGTAATACTAGGAAAAAATTGTCTAAATGCTTGCTTAGTTTGAGGTGGACCGTTGAGTACTCTTTCTTTTCCTAAAATAACTCTTTGTTCTAATTCTGGAACTTTTACATCTCCAGCAATTAGTTTTTCAAAACCTTCTTGGCGACCCATACTATCTTTAGCATAAAAACTACTAGGTATACCGTAGTTACGCATAATTGTCTGGTATCCATCTTCTAGTGCAATATACTCACCTTCAGATAAAGCCCTAAGACCACTAGCTACACGCTGAGCATTTGCAGCAAAACGTTTTTTGTAGGCTTCTGTCTGACGTAATGCTAAAGTTAATTCAGAGGAAGATGCTCCTGATGTTATTAAATTTTTCAATGGTTCTATTAAAGAACCTAATCCATATTGATTAAACTCTGTAAATAAAACATCGTAGGCAGATTGACCTGCACGGCGTAGTCTTTCAGCCTCTGCTAGTTTTTGTTGATTTGCTAATTCAGCAGCATTGGCTGCTGCGGATGCTGCCTGGGCTGCAGCAAGTTGTGCTGCAATTTGTTCTGGAGTTAAAATATTAGCTGTTGATGTTGTGGAAGTAGGTACTGTTTGGCCTCTTTCGCCAGCCCTATAATCAGCCATTGCTTGAGCAGCAGTCTTAGGAGTCGCTACTGGTTCAGATTGAACTTTAGGCGTTACAGTAGGTTGATTCATTCTTGCTACTGCTGCATCTGATGCTGCTGCATCTTTTTCTAATTTAGCAAGTGCATCTCTAACTGCTTTTTCTTCTTTAGATATAGCCATTTATGCTTGTACTCCAAAATCTTGAAGAACTCTAAGTGTTGAATCTGCAATTACTTTGCCAGCGTTCTTTGTATATTGCCAACGAGCATCTTTACGTAAGTCTTTTTCAAAATCGTACAGTGTATATTCACCACGACCAACTCCACCCATACCAGGTGTTGCTGTAACCTTAGAGTAATCGCCACCTATAGCGTTACGGATCGTTGGATCAAATACATCTATAGATGAATAAGGTATTTCTAATATAGAACTCATAGATTGAATATAAGGATCAGCCAAAGTCTTTAGATCAACACCAGCTTTAATTTTATCTGCATACTTTGGGAAAGCAGAGGCTGCGCTTTCTCTAATAATATTAAATACAGTATCTTCATCTAACTTACCAGTTGTTATTTTAGTAGCATAATCACTAGCAGCATCATCAGACATCATAATACCATTTCTAGCAGCAAAACTTTTAATTTGTACAAAGCTCTTGCCTATTGGTCCTTCTGGTATACCAACCTGTACTGTTTCTTCAGCACTGGTAAGTAACTTATTTTTGATTTCGTTTTCAAGCCACATTTTAGGGTCTTGATTATCAGCAGTAAGATAATCAGTACTTAATAATTCACCATTTTTATAGGTGTACTTAATAGTAGTTTTAGAAGCACCATCTTTAGACTTATATTTATTTCTAAGTATAGGTAACCAGATTGCAATTTCAGAATCATTAGCATCTCTTTTTTGTATGCGTTTATAAACTTCATTTATATTATCTATTAATGCAGCATCATCTGGCATTTTTCTAGATGTTGATGTTTGGGTGTAGATACCAGACTTTAAAGGTTCTTGATTTACACCAGACTGGATATCAGATAAATTTAAACCCTCTTGTTGGGCAAATTGCAATAACTCAGGTGAAAGTTGCTGAGACTGATTAGATGACTGAGAAGTCTTTGGTTCAACATATTGTGGATTACCAGAGCCATACACAAAATTAACTGACATTATTCACTCACCTTTGGTGTTAGATACTTATCGATAATCAAATCCTGAGATAAAAATCTATCGTATAGATAAGAGAACCCAAGTTTATCGTCTTGTTTCAATTTGTTTACCATTCCATCATAAATAAATTTAATATCTATATTTGATTTTGCCTCAATAGATTTTGCATCTCTTTTAAGTAGTTCTTTTGCAATTAGTTTTCTGATATCAAGATAAGCAGATACAGATTTCCAAGTAGGATTATTTTTGTTAACTTTCATAAAGTCTTCATTATTTAAAATAAGACCTAATCCAGCAATAACTCTATTAGTTTTGGATCCATCTGAGTCCCTATAATCATCATACCAAGCTGTTCTAGCGTAGGTACCAGTAGTCTTATCATAGACCGGTTTACCATCTGCATTTGTTTGAATAGATAATTTAAATATTGTTTGTTCCTTTATATACTTTAAATCCTCAGCACCTTTTTGTTGTGTTGAAGAAAGCCCTCTTTTCTGCAATTCATTATCAATAAGATCAGCCATTTTATTGTACTGAATCCAACCTTTATTTGCTTCAACTCTTCTTTGAGATTCAGCAGGACTTTGGGATGATAGAAATTTCTCTGGAGAATCTGGTGAGATTCTTTTACCATATAAATAATCATATGATGCTTGAGAAAACTCATAACCTGATGGGTCATTAGCTACTAGGCCAATTAACTTAGGGTCAATTTTGTTTAGTTCACCAACTAATCCACTATATTTTTTAATTCGTTCAACTGCTGCTACCGAAGACTGAACACCGCTAGGGTTCTTAGATAGGCTTGCTGAAAAAGAAAAGAACTCAGGATAGTCTTGTAAGAACTTGGCATCAGCATCAATACCGTAAATTCTTTTATACTCTCTTGACTTGTCTAAGTAAAATTTATAAGGGCTATCAAAGCGTGGAGCAAATGGCATAACTAAGCTAGCAAAGGTACGCATATTCCAATAGTCCTTAGTCATTTCCAAAATTTTATTAGGATTGACTGGTGGCAAACCATCACGCTTTGCGTTCTGTTGTTCTGTTTTCCAAATCAACTGATAGGTTCTAGCAAATTGTGGATCATCTAGATCACCAAGACGAGTTTGTAATTTTTGGAACCAAGTTGGCAAGAATCCAGATACTGCATCTTTAGCAGGACCAAATGGTAATGCCCATTTGAAAGACTCTTCTAAGGAAGGTTGCTTCTTGACCAGTTCAGAAACTGGAACAGCTACGTATGGACCTACTGGAAATATATCAGATACTACGTTTGGATTACCTTTGTTATAAAGTATATCCATTCCACCTTGGAATAGAATATCTAATGAACCTTTTGGAATACCAAGAGTGCTTAGTGAATCAAGTCCTGGGATCTTAGTAATACCCTTAGGTAGGCCAACCCAAATAACATCATTACCAGAAGTCTCACCTACTGGAACTGGATTGCCATCTTGATCTGTTACAAGACCTTCTCTATTTGGTGCTTGCCAAACTAAATAACCTTTATTAACTATTGATGGATTAGCTGCTGCTAATTTCATCCAAGTCTTATAAGCATTTTCCTGTGCTGAGAAGAATGGATTAATATACTTCATAGCAGTAGCAAGATTAGTCTTACGTTCAATATTAAATAATATACCCTTCATTTCCCGTAAAGCAATCTTATGGGATTGAGACATAATTTCTTGTTGATCTGCTACAGTTAATCTATCTCCTTTAAGGCCAGCCATTACATCTACTCTACGTCTAGCTTCTTGACGATATAGATGAACGTATAAAGGATTTCTAGCAAAAGCATCTTCAGGCATAGTACCTAGTAATTTAAATAAAGAGTTAATTGCCTCTTTACCTTTAATTTGAGATACGTTAAATAAATTTTCTTCAAGAACGTGACCGTGAATAACTGGCAGTTCTGTAGGATCTTTAAATGTTTTTCTTAAATCTTCTGCAGTAATATCACTTATCTTATTACGTAAGTTAGAAGATATAGGAAGATACTGATCTAAAAATCCATTTACTTTAGTTACATACTCAGTTGCTTCATCAGATGAAATAGTTAATCTTCTTCTTAGGTCTCTACCTTCTGGAGAACTTTTAAGCCAGCGAGCAATATCATCAACTGACTTTCCAGCAATTATTTGTTTTACTACTGCTGAGTTACCAAACTGGGTACGAAGAGTTTGCGCCCATTGATTAAAGTATGCAGGATCTGTAGGTTTAACTACACCTATACCTTTAGTAGTAAGTCTACGTTTATATAGATCTGTATTACTATCAACCATACGCTCAAATGAATTACCAGATGATGCTATCTTTTTAAACATATCACCAAGTGGACCACCGAAAGCATCGTGAAGAATATACTCTTGACCATCTGATGTGGTTACCTTATAAGAACCAGTACCAATACGTTGCTTAGGTTCTGCTTTAGGAGAACGATTAAGTACATCTGTGTAGTGTTGGTATACAGCCTGCTTTTCTTCTTGTAAAAGTTTAAGTGTATTTAATTCACCAATAGTATCTAGATCTGTATCTAAACTATCTATTTGTTTTAAAGAAAGATTACTTGGCTCAAAAAATATCTTTACATTATGATCACTTTTACCTCGGAATTTACCGCCTGTATGTACTAAGCCATCATATCCATTTTGCTCAAGAGATTTTGATAGTCTCTCTATACCTTCGTAAAGTATCTCATCACTTGCTCCATATGCTTCTTCAGCATTTACTTGAAGTTCTTTTCTTAGTAATTGCCAAGCATCTGATCCAGTGATATTTGATTCTTGAATTTGTTTAACAACGTCATCAAGACCATATGGTAATTCATACTCTTGATCAAATTTTTTGATTGTATTTACAAATATATTTTTTACTTCTGGACTAAGATTTTCATCTAAGTTCAGTAACTTAGGTTCAGTCGCTTTTTTCCAAGACACTTTGTAAACAACTGGTTCGGTTCCGCCACCTTTTTTGGTATAACCAATAGCTGTATTTATATCATCTGTTGTATAAAAGCCAGAACCAAATAAATTAGAATCTGCGTTATTATGAATCCACTTTAATTCACCAGCATCTAGATCTAATGGTTTTGAAGTACCGTGGAAAAATGTCTTATCTACATTTCTTAAAAATGCTTTAGATTCTAAATCTGATATTTTACTTTTAAGGCCTTTAAGTTCTTCAATAACGCCAGTGCTTGCTTGTTGAACTTGCTTTAAAGTCATACCAGCATCTACTGCACGATATCTATCAATCAAGCGAGCAGGCATACCAACCTTGTCATAAACAAAATTTTTAAGACCAGGGCCAAGATGACGCAAGCTAGCGTAAGCGCCTACCGAAGCAGCAATACGAAGTTGCGAATCAATTGTATTACGTTGTGTATAACCTAGACGAAGTAAGGCTCCAGCCTTAAACGCATCTTGTACAAAATCTAGTGAGTTAAATACTGCATCTCTAGTATTACCTATAAGGTTTATAGATTTAGCGTTACGCTTTAACAGTGTATCCATTAAATCAAAATCCATTAAAGGTAAATAGTTAGCGGTTTGTGATTCTAGTTGTGGAACTTTAATAATAGATCCATCAGTATCAACCATAAAGCCTTTGTCTTTAATAGACTTTAAGGCTGAGGTTCTAGCACCTTTATAGTTATTATAGATTGAAGTAGCAATCTCTTCGCTAATGTTATGCTTCTCGGCAAGTGCTCTCATAGCAGTACCTTCAAGATTTAAGGTTGCTATAAATCTTTGCTCAGGAGTAGAGGCTTTAATATAATCATCTAATAATGCTTTACTTTGTATTGGGGTAAGATTAATTCTTTTTTCTAATCTAGTAACATTAGCAATAATTTCTCTATAAGAATCAGCATCATTAAAATCTACAAGACCAGCAGGGCGTTCGCCTTGAGACCAAGAAACTTTTTGATATAAACGGTGAAATGGAGTAGGTTGATAAACTTCAACCTTTGGTCCACCTACTGTTTTATCATAAAATTTAATAGCCCGTGCTTTGGCTATTACATCCTCTACACCTTGTAAACCAAGACCTGTGGTGCGGGTTAAGATACCGCCACCCTTGCCAGTCTCCATAAGATCAGCAAAGTATTTATCATTAGCTGCTAAAGATCTATAGTTATTTAAAGCCTCGTCTGTAACTATCGGACTATCATTTAAAAATGGAAGCATACCTGAATCATCAGGTGCTGAAAATATTTTAAATTCTTCTACTGCTGATAATTTACCACGTTCTACTTCTAGAGCATCTGTAATATAAGCTCTTTGCAATTTAAGATCATTCATTGCTTTTGGATCACCAAGAGCAGAACGAAGAATAAGAGCAGTTTCATCAACATCTACTGAATCACCTAATAGGTGTGCAAGTAGTCCTGGGTTAGATGAAGACTTAACCATAGGATGAGACAAAGCATAAGTAGAATCATTTTTAGTAAAATCATCTAATACTTTAGTAAAACGATTTTGTACACCGTATTGTGCTTTAGTAATATCTTCTGCTGCTTTAGCAACTGCGTTAGCATTATTTAATTTACCAACACCTAGTGTGCTTTCCTTTAAAACACTAATAGCTTTGGCTGCTCCAATAGACACATCACCAAATAGTTGTGCAACTACATCTACTCCGCCTGAAGAATATTTACCCCAAGCACTATTCTTGAAAGCTGCTTCACGTTCTCTTGGATCGTAAATATTAAACTGTGGATCATATGACATTCTGCTAGCAGCAATTCCACCACCAACAAATGCTTGTCCTGCAGATATTTCTTGAGCACCCTTATAGGCTTTTTTCCAAGCATCAGGATCAAAAAAGTTAAATAAACCACCATCTACATCACCTTGTACAAGCTGAAAGGTAGTGAATGGTTCTCTGATTGCTTCTTGGTTTACTTTATATAAAGTCTCTAATGCTGGTGCTATGCCAGGAACTTTCATAACAGCGCCACCTGCAGATGCAAATGGTTTAACTATATTAGCGCTTTCTTTAGCAGCAGCAGTTTTAAATGGTTGAACAAAACCATTATATTCATCTGCATCATTCCAAGGGGCAGTTCCTACATCCCAAGCAAATCTTGCTGCACCACCTACAGCTCCTGCAATTTCTCCACTAAATTTTGCTGCGTTAGAAGCTAGGTCACCGATTCTGTTCCATACACTCACAGATTATCCCTTAACTGCCTAATAGCTTTTTTAGTTTCTGGAGATGTGTTTGGCTGATCTGAAATATAAGCAAGTACTGGCATATAAGATGCTATAGCTGCCTTAAAATTCATATCATCAGGTTGTTGCATAATTAATATTTCAGAACCTGCACCATCACCAGTATCAACACCATAGGTAGATGGAAGGTCTGGTTGTTCAGTTGGTGCAAATAATGGGGTTAATGGTTTTGACAATATTGGATTAGATGGTCTTCCACCTACATTATCTGCGCTACCACGAGTCTTTGATTTTGGTGCTGCTGTACTAATTGCAGCAGTGTCATCTGCATAAAATGCAGAACCTATTTTTAATTGATCTGTTCTTGTTGACTTGTCTCCTGGACCTGATGGACCTGCTAGAGGATTCATTGGGGCTTTTGCCATTATTCCTCCTTTAAAGTTTCTAAGTCTTGCGAAAATTGTTGCCAGATTTTTTCTTCTTGGCTTTTCTGAGTTGAATTATAGATAGCTAATTGGTGCAGATCATCTGCAAGTGCTTCTATCACTGATGTTAAATTTAAAAAGAATCCCGATACTATTACTAGATAATCAGACAGTCGCACTGGGCGATTAAGATTGTTATCGTTATTCACCCAGTACTCCCGTCTTTAAAATAATTACGCTTTTGTTCCTTTGCGACCTGCTGGTGTGTAACCGAACTCAACTTTTCCACCTGCTGGCTTAGAAGTATCCTTCTTACCTTCAACTGGCTTTGCCATTGGTGCTGCTGCTCTTGATCCCTTATTCATTATTCACCTCCCTTGTTATGCTGCTCCGCCAATAGAGGCGAGTAGTTGTGCGATATCAGGTCTAGGTCCAGCAGCAGGGGCCTCTCCGCTTTGTTGTTGTTCAGTTGGCTGCGAGGCAGGAACGGGGGCCGTTCCTACTGCTGGAATACTAGATTGTTCTGGAAGTGCCGGTGTTGTTGGTGCTACTGGCTGTGGTTCTGGTGCAAATGCTTTTTCTATAATAGTTTCTAATTGGAAACCTTTTTGTCTGCCTTGGATTACTTCGGCAATTCTCGTAATGATTTGAGATGGGTCTTGACCTTGGGCAGCAAGTGCGGGAATAGCTTGTGCATACTGAGCAACAGCAACCCTAAGAGAATCACGCATTTCTTCAATGTCAACTCTTTGTTCTTCTTGCGTAACATTTAACTCCATTGGTATTTCTCGGCGAACATAATCACGGGATACTAACTTATCGCTACGCATTTGTAGTAATGCAATGATGGCACGGTTAGGATCCATACCAGACATAATGCCGTAACGTACATCTACGCCATACTCGCCTTTAATATCACGAGATGGTGTGTACTTCATTGTATAAGGTGTACCGTCATCGGTTCCCTTAATAGTCTTAGTCATATTACCAAAGACAACCTCATCTACTTCAAAACAAAGTGAGGTTAACTCTTGGAACAATCTAGCAAACTGCGCTTGTGCTGCTTTAACTTGTGTATCAAAGCCAGCTTGTAATGCTTGAACTCCACGACCTGTAACAACAGAGGCATCAATATTACCTGAACGAGATTCAGGGTAGCGAGAACCTAATCTTAACTCACGCTCTAGTACACCTGACTCTGTAAAGACTCCTGCTGGTAGTTCTAGTGGAACTCTACGAATACCTTGTGGATTAGCAGAACGCATAATCGCATCAGGTCCTAGTGCTAACTCCTGAACATCTTGTGGAATAGCGATAGGTGCTTGAATAGATTTTTCTGCTGCTTGGATCTGTAATACTGCAAAGCGAGCACGGGCTAACTGAACAGATAGAACGTCATCAAACTGTCCACGAGCTTCACCATCTAAGGATGAGCGAAGTGCAACTCTTGCTAAACACTTACCGACTGGGTTAGGTGTATTAGATAGAACTAAGTTATTACGTTCTGGTATAAAAATTAAGTCTTGATCTTTATCGTGGTATCTAACGATAGATAGGTAAGGGGAAGCGTAAGAATAAACTGTCTTTCCAACTATTTGATCGTAGAACTCAGGATACTGGGAAGCAATAGTTTCAGCATCGGATGCAATGATCTGTGATATAGATAAGCAACGACCAAAGCGGTCTACCTCAGGGTATACACCAAAAGGATTTAATAAACGGATACGAGGATTGTTTGTCTCATAATCCATTTCAATTATTGCTGGCAATAGACCGTAGGTATTAAAGTAATCAGCACCGGTATACATCTGGATCTGTAGGTCAGAAGATGCTACATAGTAATTAGCAATACGAGTTCTAGTATCAGCAGCACGGCGTTGGGTATCAGATACCATATTGGTTGCTGCACAGTTAAAGGATGGCAGTGGTGCCATTACCTCTGCTAGATCACGGGCAGCTACATCTACAAAGTTTGCAACTAAAGGCTTTGGGTAATCCTCTGAGAACATAGCTGGATATACTTTTGATATATCACCTTGGCGCACAGAAAGAACATCGCGCATACGCTGGTCTCTAGCTGCATAGCGGTTCTTCAACCGATCTATCTTTGAGACTACCTCTTTAGTTGATAACAATATTGCTCCTTAAATAAACGTGCGTTCCTTCTCAGCAAAGAGTTCATCAAGATTGACAACTACTCTTTTGTTCTGTTCATACTTTGATAGGAATGGATTTTTAAGATGGTGTGTCTGGTACTTACCATAGTTGAGCATCTCTCTTGCTCTGATCTCACAGAACCAAAGAGCCATTACCATATCTGTCTTACCCTTAGTCGTAGGAGACCAAGTAATTAACTGCTCTA